CAAAGCAATAGGAAATCAACAAGCCGTATGATAATTAAAAGATACATTAACGGTCGCCCGTTGCCAACATCTGATAATAAACCCAAAGAAGCAGTACCAGCTAAGAAGCCAATTGTGAAACCCAATAATGCCCCACCAAAACCATTACCAGTGTCACCAACCCCCACGAAAAAACGTGGTTGCGGTTGTGGAAGGAAATAAATGAGCTTCTCGTCATTCTGTATTCTCAACGAGAGACTAAACTTAGGCGAAACCATGGAGGGAATATTCGCCATAGCAGTCGGGGCATATATAGCCAACGGAAAGCTTGATGTTGACACAATCAACAATATAAGATCATCATCAAGCTTCTCAGGTGGCAAAGGCAAGGTTACTATCCAATCTAACATAGCAAATAATGCTAACCTTATCGGTATACAAGCGGATCCCAAAGACAAAATAACTGTTAGCGTAGAGATAAATCTCCGATCAAAGAATGTTGATGGGATGTTTGGCGATGACTTAGAACCAAATACAAAAGTTGATTCACTTGTGTTGGCAGTCGTAAACAAAGTTCCTAACCTAGCAACCATAAAGAAGGTCCAGAGCTTCATTGTTGACATACTCACCAATAACAAGCCCGACGATATAGAATTCGTTGTTGTTGCAGACGGTAGCGAAGCCTCTGCAACAAAGGGTGGTTTAGTCAAGGGAGATGTCAAGCTTGATATACATGCCAGAACCAAGACAAACATCCCCCAGGAAATAAAGGGAACTATATCTTTTTCTTTGAAGACGGGCGAAGATACTAAGACGGTCAGTAATCTTAGTATCTTCGGCGGCATCCTTAAGATTGGGCAGCATTATGACCTTGAGTTTGTCAGTGGCATTAACAAGGATATTGATTTTACCGGTAAGTATAATGATACACAGAAGCTTGTATATGACCATCCAGACAAGTGGAACGACGAAGATCACTTCATTTCTTATTTGAGGAAATATTTACTTATTCAAGATTCTTACCTAAGTAAGAAAGATGATGATTTCGAGGGCGGTGGGGCTGAGAGAAGAATTCAACAAATGACTGCTGAGCTTGCACATTTAAAGAAACTTCTAAAGAGGTTCGTGGAAGCATTTTCTAGTGACATAAAAGGTCATGACAGCGATAGCTTCACTACAGATCCCCATGATCGTCTATTTGCATCAAGAACGTTTGATTTCATTCAGAAAGAGATATTTGGGAAGGATGTTGCAGAATATATTCATATAACTGATAGAGATATCCGTGAAATAAAGAAATCAGACTTAGATAATTTTAAATATGAGTATGTGGTAAAGGTTGAGTCTGAGACAAATGCTATAATGAATTTTATAGGAATAAATGTAGACGGTTCACAGAAACTTATATTTCGTATAATACCACGCCTTGAATATAATATCAAAACCGAAAGAAAAACTCAACTACTTACAGTTGATATTGGTAATATATTTGATTAATTTATATATTATCATATCATAGTGGTATGATCAAATCTATTTCAGAATCACAACTTGAAATAATCAAGAATATACAAGATCTTTATACCGGTAACATTGGGTGCGATGTTACTTTCTCTAAAGGAGCATTCTGGAAGGGGATTGAAGAACCCTCACTAAAGTTTGATATTTGTCCACCAACAAATAGACCTGATGTTATTCAAGCAGATTGTAGGAAACTCCCACTAACAGATGGTATAATAAAGTCAATAATGTATGATCCACCTTTCATCGTTGCACATGGCGAGGATTCAGTCATAGGAAATAGATTCTCGTCTTACAAAACTATGAAAGAACTATGGAAGTTTTACGACGAATCACTCAAAGAGTTCAATCGTGTCATCAGCAAGAGGGGATACTTAATCGTAAAATGTCAAGATATTGTGTCAGGTGGCAGGAACCATTTGTCGCATGTGTTCATCTGCAATAAAGCAGAAGAATATGGTTTTGAAAATGTTGATCTATTTATCTTAACTGCTAAACATAGAATGACAACACACAATACAACTATACAAAAACACGCAAGAAAATATCATTCATATTTCTTAGTTTTTCAAAAAAAGAATGATTATTTATCAGCGTAATAGTATAATATTTTTATACGATAAAGACAAGGTTGGGTATTGATAAATACAATAACCAACTAAAATAAATCATGGAGAGAACAAATGACAACTAAGAGAATTTACACCCACGAAGAAGCAACTAAAGAATCTATAGATTACTTCAAAGGAGATGAATTAGCAGCTTCAGTATTCGTTGGTAAGTATGCTCTTAGAAATGAAAAACATGAGCTACTTGAATGTTCTCCCGATCAAGCTCATAGAAGAATCGCAAAAGAATTCGCTCGCATAGAAAAGAAGTATCCTAATCCGCTATCAGAAGATCAGATATATGAGTATTTTAAAAACTTCAAGTATATAGTTCCACAGGGTTCGCCTATGTCTGCCATAGGAAATCCATATCAGGTGCAGTCAGCATCTAATTGTTTCGTAATACCTTCACCACTTGATTCATATGGTGGTATTCTTCATACCGACCAAGAGCAAGCACAAGTCATGAAGCGGCGAGGCGGCGTTGGCTTCGACATTTCCAACATCCGACCAAAGGGGCTGTCAACTAAAAACGCAGCACGCACCACAGACGGTATTGGTGTGTTCATGGCTCGCTTCTCCAACACATGTAGAGAAGTTGCTCAGAATGGTCGTAGAGGCGCTCTCATGTTGTCCATATCATGCCACCACCCTGAGATAAAAACCTTCATCAACATCAAGCGTGACAAGAAGAAGGTAACGGGGGCAAATATTTCTATTCGTATGACTGACGAATTTATGACGGCAGTGAAGAACGACAAACAAGTTGAATTGAGATTCCCCGTTGATAGCAAAACTCCAACTATCAGCGAAATGGTAAATGCAAGAGAAATCTGGAATGAGATTATTCAGGCTGCGTGGGAATCTGCCGAGCCAGGAATCCTCTTCTGGGACAATGTTATAAACAATGGACCAGCAGATATTTACGAAGGCTATAAGTCAACGTCCACAAATCCATGTATAGTCGGGGATACGCTTATAGCAGTAGCAGACGGAAGAAACGCCGTTTCTATTAAGAAATTAGCAGAGGAAAATAAAGATGTTCCTGTTTATTCTACTAATGTAATAAGCGGACAGACGGAAATAAAATGGGGTAGGAATCCGAGAAAAACAGGAGATAAGAAAGAAGTTTGGAAACTGACTTTAGATGACAATTCTATACTTATCGCCACCCCAAATCATAAAATACTAAAAAAGAACCTTGAGTATACTAATCTCAAGGATCTAAAGGTGGGAGAATCAATAACACCATTTTATTCATTCAACTCCAACGGGTATAGACAAATAAGTAGCGTCGGGTCGAAGATGGTAGGTGGGGCGTTTAGAAATAGAAGGCAATACAGGGTAATACATGAGTTTCACAACGGAAAGTGCAACTCAAAGGAATTTGCGATACATCACGCTGATATGGATTCATATAATGACTCTATTAGTAATCTTCTAATTATGTCGCATGAGGATCATTATAAGATTCACGCTGACAAGATGATGGGAAGTAACAATCCATATCATAAGATGTCAGAAGAGTGGAAGACACAATTCGCCTCCCACCCGGGTGAAAGTAACGGTCGATACTTAGAAGTAACTAATGAAGAGCTACTAAAACATGGGAAAGCTGCATTTGAGAAGAATGGAAAACTAACCTCAAGAGTTTGGCAAGAGTATGCATCTAATCATAATCTTCCACAATATCTAGGTAATGAGTTTAGATTTGGCAGCTTCAAGAACTTTAGCAATCAAGTATGCTCCAACCACAAAGTAAAATCCGTTGAATTTTTTGGATATGAAGACGTGTACAACATCACAATTGATGATAACCATAACTATCATATTATAACTTCATCGTCTGATAATAGGTTTATAACGTCTTCAGGAATATGTGTTAAAAATTGTGGTGAGATAACTCTTTCACCATACGATAGTTGCCGACTTATGGTTGTCAATCTCAACTCGTTTGTCAACAACCCATTCACCCCCGAAGCAGAATTTGACTTTGTTAAGTTTGCTGAAGTTACTCAAGTTGCCCAGCGTCTCATGGACGATATGATTGACATTGAGCTTGAGCAGATTGATAAGATCCTGAAAAAGATACATGACGATGCTGAACCAGCCCATGTCAAGAAGATAGAAGTAGACCTCTGGAATAACATAAAGAAAGCATGCATCAATGGTCGTAGAACGGGACTTGGCATCACTGCCCTTGGCGACACTCTGGCTTCTCTGAATATTCGCTATGGCTCCAAAGAATCTATAATGAAGACCGAAGAGATATATAAGGCACTTGCTGTCAACTCCGAGAAGTCTTCGTGCATGATGGCTCGTGACCGTGGTGCATTCCCAATTTTTGACGCTAAGCTTGAGAAAGGTCATCCGTTCATTGAGCGACTCATGGAGGCTGATTCAGAACTAAAGTCGCTATATAAGAAGCATGGTCGCAGAAACATTTCAACTACTACAACTGCTCCTGTCGGCTCAGTGTCAACAATGACACAAACCACTTCGGGAATTGAGCCTTCTTTCTTACTTCGCTACACTCGCCGCAAGAAGATCAACCCAACCGACAAGTCCGCTGCTAAAGTTGACTTCGTTGATGACATGGGCGACAAGTGGCAAGAGTTCCCCGTGTACCACCACGGCTTCCGTCAGTGGATGGAAGTCACCGGAAAAGAAAAGATTGAAGACTCCCCATACTTCAAAGCAACTTCAAATGAGATTGATTGGGTTGCTTCTGTGGATCTTCAGGCTGCCGCTCAAAAGTGGGTCAGCCACTCCATCAGCAAGACATGTAACCTACCAAATTCAGCGACCAAAGAACTAGTGTCTGAAATATACATGAAGGCGTGGGAGAGCGGCTGTAAGGGATTTACCATTTATCGCGACGGCTGTCGTACAGGTGTTCTTGTAGAAGAGAAGCCAAAGGAAGTTGTTGCCAAGAGTGGTAGAGATGCTATTACCATAACCAAGACAACTGCCCCAAAGCGTCCAGCTTCTCTGAAGTGCGAAGTACACCATGTCAAGCTCAATAAGAAACTTGACAAGGTTCGCACAATAGAATACTGTGCGGTAGTCGGTCTATTTGAAGGTGGCGAGCCTTACGAGTTGTTCGTATTTGAAAATGGAACTATAGACAAGAAGTATGATGTTGGCAAGCTCGTCAAGAAAGCCAAGGGTCACTATGATGTTGAATTTGAAGATGGATTCGTCATCAAGAACATTATGAAGGACCAGACAGAAGAAGAAGAACTTGTTACCCGTCTTGTTTCTATTTCTCTGAGACACGGAACGCCTCTTGAGCATCTTGTACATCAGCTTGAGAAGGTTCGTACCGATAATATCGCATCGTTCACCAAAGTCATGTATCGTGTCCTCAAGAAGTATATCAAGAACGGAGTCAAGGTAAGTGGAGAGACTTGCCCAAGTTGCGGTGGCAAGGACATTATCCGTATGGAAGGATGTCAGACTTGCAAGGCATGCGGCTACTCAAAATGCTAAGGTTGACTTCAGAGAAATAAGTCGTAGAATGTATCTATGATTTATAACGAAGATTGCTTAGAGGGTATTTCTAAGCTACCTGATAATAGCATTCAAGTTACGGTCACTTCACCACCCTACAATAAAAAAGGATTATTGGGGAAGGTCAAAACTGGAAACCAGATATGGACTAAGCATAACATAGACTACGATGTTTATGGCGATGACATGGATGAGCAGAAATACCAAGAGTGGCAAATCAAGGTGCTTGACAAGATATACGAGAAGACCAAGGATGATGGCTCGCTATTCTACAACCACAAGATGAGGCGTAAGAGTAACAAGTGCTATAACCCCTACGACATTGTAAGTAAATCAAAATGGAACCTCTATCAGCTTATTATCATTGACAGAAGAAACTCCCCGAATATACGAAACGATGTCCTGACTCCGACAACTGAATATGTTTTTTGGCTCGTCAAGGGAAAGCCAAAAGTTTACAAGAGCAGGCTTCCCCAAGATTTCAGGTCTGAAGTGTGGGTTATGCCCCCCAAGAAGCAGAAGGACCACCCAGCCCCGTTCCATCCCCTGTTGCCCGAGCTATGCATAAACCTCGCATCTGACACAGGAGACACGGTTCTTGATCCGTTCATGGGCATAGGAACAGTAGCCGAATGCTGCGAGAAGCTGGGCAGAGAATATGTGGGATTTGAGGTATCAAAGAAATACTTTAAAATATGTTTAGGAAAAAATTTAAAGTGTGATACAATATCCCGTATAAATACTTTATAGCAACCCTGTATCACACACTCTTAGGAACACATCTTCAATGACCACTTGCTTAACAAATAAGATAGGATATAAAAGAGCCAACGCAGAAGGCGTAGGTTCTTAGGAGGCTTTCTATCTCATCACGAGATAAGCAAAGCCTCTGGATAACCAGAGGCTTTTTTCGTTTCAGATGTCTTTCACAACTTTATAATCGTAGTTTGTAATATGCAGTAATATTTTAATGGTAAATTGCAACTTTGCCAAAGTTGAGACTAGGGTTCGATTCCCTATTACTGCACCATATTGGAGCATCCAATTCAAAAAGGGCATCTGTGAGTATTCCTTCAAACACAGCACAATAACAAATAAGGAGCGTGTAGTGGTGAGGATAACCACAGGTAGGAAACTTAGCCAACAACCTCGTCATGCTTCTGTAGCTTATATTAGTATAAAGCACCGGACTGTAAACCGGAGGAAGCGGGGTGCCTAATCCCCATCAGAGGCTCTAATGTTCCGTTAGTTTAATAGAAGAACTCGACATTCTCAATGTCAAGGCGGGAGTGCAATTCTCCCACGGAATACTTTTAAAATGTGCAATACTCCCATATAAATACTATTAGGAGTATTGCACATGTTGTACCTCATATATAAAATAACAAATAAAGTCAATAATAAGATTTATATTGGAAAGCACAAAACAGATGATATAGAGGATGGTTATATGGGGTCAGGTTACTTATTAAAAAAAGCAATAGATAAGTATGGCGAAGAACTATTCATAAAAGATATTTTATATGTGTTTGATAACGAAGAAAAAATGAATAATATGGAAAAGGAAATTGTTAATGAGGAATTTCTACAGAGAAGCGACGTTTACAATCTCAGAGAAGGAGGTGAAGGTGGGTTTGATTATATTAATAAAACCGGTAAAAATATAAATTGGGGAAATCGTAAAGGCGGAATGAAACATAAAGATTTAATAGAAAGTAACATGTCATATAGAGATATGTATTCCTCAAAGGCAAGCGCAAATCTTAAAAAAGCACATGCAGAAGGAAAATGCAAATACAATAACTTCATTGGTAAAAAACACTCCGAAGAAACAAAAAAGAAGATAGGAGAAAGTAACTCATTATCTCATCTTGGGATTGGAAATCCTAACTTCAATAAAGTATGGATGTTTAACAGTTTATTAAATAAAAATATAATGGTAAAAAAAGATGAAATTAATAAATTCTTGTCTGAAGGGTGGAAACTTGGGAGAAAGTTAAAATCCTAATCAATACTTTGTAGGTGTATGATACACTCATCAGTGACCAAAAGATAGTTCTTGAATAACCCGAATAGGGTGTTAGGATATGCTCATCAAGACGACGAGAGCAAGCCATAAGACTCCGTGCTAAAGACACGGCAGGCGACATTAAAACTCTCATAGGATTGACGGTTGACTTTACAAGTATATAGCGTAGTTTGATTCATGGGCGAGTAATCCCGTAGAGGCGGGGGTAGACTGTAAATCTATTTGCTTAACGGCTTCCGTAGGTGCGACTCCTACTTCTCCCACCAGCATTGCCCTGTCATATAATGGTATTATGTCTGACTGTTAATCAGATCATAGGGGTTCGATTCCCTTTGGGGCAGCCATACTGAGTTTTGTAGGTAATACTCTGAAATGAAACCTTCATCAATGGGCGTTTAACATAAAAGTAATGTTTCGGTGTTACATACCGAATAAGTAGGGGCAGTACCTACAATGCCTACCATGTCGTGTTCGTATTATTTCTCCAACCCAACACGTACTAAGACTATGTTGGGGTGAAAGCGAGAAAAAGAAGTTTAAATACTGTATCCTTGAAGATATCAAGGTAAGTGAAAATCTTACACACGACACCAATGGGTTGTAAGCATATAGAGAGATGCCGCTGACTCTTAATCAGCAGAACGGGGTGCAAGTCCCCGACGACCCACCAATCATTACGACACAAGCCAGAGTGTGTCTGAAAGAAATAAGACTGGCACAATGGGAGTGTGGTGGAACGGTTTACACATGACGCTTAAAACGTCACGGGAGAAATCCCATGCAGGTTCGAATCCTGTCGCTCCTACCATTTTAAGTATAAATAAGTATGCCATTATGGTATAATATAGGAACAGGAATACTTATGAATATTAAATACACTAAAGAAAATCTTGAAGAAGCGGTTACAAAGTGTAAATCTTTTAGACAGTTAATCCAATACTTCGGACTTAAGGAAAGCGGAGGAAGTTATAATAACTTCAAGAAAAGGATAGATGAATATAAAATAGATATATCACATTGGGGTAACAATGCTTATAGACAGGGGTGGAATAGGGGTCTAACAAGAGCCACGAGTAATAAAATGAAAAACATAGGATATACGAAAGAAGAAATATTTGTAGAAAACTCTTCGGTATCTACTCGCGTAGTTAGATCCTATCTTGAAGGAGAAACATCATTTATCCACATGTGTGAAATATGTAAAAACACTGAATGGATGGGTCAAAAAATATCTCTTGACTTGGACCATAAGAATGGTAACAACAGAGATAACCGCAGAGAAAATCTTCAGTTTATATGCCCCAACTGCCACGCCCAGACACATACTTATCGCGGAAAAAATATCAACAAAAATAAGAAAAAGATAACCGACGAAACTCTTTTAGAGATACTCAAAAAATCTCCGAGCATTAGAGTTGCTCTTATGACCGCAGGGATGACGCCAAAAGGCGGTAACTATACAAGAATATATAGGTTGATACACGAGAACGACTTACAACATCTCATAAAATAAGAAATTTACCTCTTGCAATCCTGAAAAGGGCTGTATGATGGTATCATCAACGGCAGCAATGCCAGCGACTTCACAAGTGTATAGCGTAGTTTGTATGTATCCACCCGAAGCTTTAGTGGATGAGCCGCTGCCTTTTAAGCAGCAGAAGTGGGATCGTTACCCAACGGGTGGACCAGAATGTGATCGCAGCTTAACTCACTATAAACGCTGCTACATCTCTTTGTATTGATAACCTATTAGACCCTAACGCAGAAATGCGAGGAAAAGTTACCCGCGAGTACACCCTCGGTCTTATAAATCGTTGAAAGGTTATACGGATACAAGCTGGTTCGAATCCAGCCTCGCGGACCATTCCGAAGTTTTGGAGTTTCCTTTTCCTGGCGGAAGAAAAACTCTTTTCATGGACCTTTAATTTATGTAGTAAAATCCGAGTCCTTCAAACTCGTGTAGGGAGTGCAAGCCTCCCAAGGTCTACCATTCACGCACCTATAATATAAGGGCTTAGTATAGGAGATTTTCACTCTCTTTATCGGGGTTCGAATCCCCGTAGGTGTACCATTTAGGGCAGTCACTGTTACGGTTACTTCATTTACATAAAACGAAAAAAACACCGTAGCTAATAATCTCCCTGATTCATCTGTGTTGTATGTAATAATTGATAGCCGTAAAAACGTCCTAGCTTGCGTTAGGTTGGCTCCCATTTTTGATAGAGAAGCAGTAAATCGTTTGGTTATGAAATATAAATACTGGTATAATAGGAGTATTATGTTTTATACCATATACAAGATAACTAATAAGATAAACGGAAAGATTTACATTGGGAAGCACCAAACCGAAAATATCAACGATGATTACTTAGGTTCCGGACATCATATAAAGGCTGCCGTTAAGAAATATGGGAGAAGTAACTTTACAAAAGAAATACTCCATGTTTTTGACAACGAAGAGCAAATGGATAAAATGGAAATACTTATTGTGAATGAAGATTTTATAAAAAGAAAAGATGTTTATAACATATCAGTTGGTGGCGAAGGTGGACCAAAGTTTAGAGGAAAGCATCACACTGATGAGACAAAAAGAAAGCTCTCCATAATAAGTCAGAAACCAAAAACCTACTCGAAAGAATCAAAACAAAGACTAATAGATGCTATCAAAAATAGAGAAATAACCAATGACACAAGAAGAAAACTATCAGAAAAGGCAACCAATAGATATAACAGTATTGATAGTGAAATTAAAAGAAAGGATATGTCAGAAAAAGTAAAATCTGCTTATGATAATGACACATCTCTCAGAATTAAGGCATCAGATAGAATGAAATCTATACAGTTACGGGAAGGGCATCGCGAAAATTTATCAAAGGTAATGAGAGAGAAATATGCTAAAAAATTCTCAGAGATGATATGGGTAAGGAATACTAAAACATTAGAAACATTTAGAATTCATAAAGATTTATTAAACGAATACATAGAAAAGGGATTTGAGAGAGGAAGGTTATTATATCACTGCGGGGTAGAGAAGTAGCATCTCACCGCCCTCATAAGGCGGGAATCGCTGGTGCAAGTCCAGCCCACCGCATCCACGTGGGTTCTTTCTAGTAGAAGCTAAGCGACTCTACAAGTTTCTTTCCCTGTCAACAAAAAGAAACATATAGCTTTCCATGGGGTGATAGCTCATTCAGTAGAGCGCCTGCCTTGCACGCAGGAGGCGTCCGGAGCGTAGCCGGATCATTCCACCATACGAGAACTTTTGTTAGAGGCAAAGTGTTTCACTCATAAAAAGAAACCAGCTTCACCATTTTTGGGCACACATGTTCTTGGGAGCGGAAGGCTTTTGCAAAGCTATCGGGCAGTTCGATTCTGCATGCGTCCACCAATTTAATTCGGGTGCCTAGTAGCGAATGTGGAGCGACTTTTTCAGGTCGCTTATACGACTAATCATCGTAGCCTCTCGCCAACCTACTAGAGACTCACCTTTTCGCAGAGAAGTAGCATTAAGATAATGCTCCCGTACCGCTTAAATCGGTGAACATATTAGGCGGGATTATGTTGGTTAGATTCCAACCCTCTGCACCAATTCGTGTTAGTGTGTAGCTCAGTGGTAGATCCGACAGACTGCAAATAGCGGTCACTAAAATGTCATGCGGGTAAAACGGGCGACTTCGGTTGCCTGGGTTCGAATCCCCCTATACTAACACAATCCTTTGGGGCAGTCATTGTTACGGTTACTTCACTTTATGAAACAAAACACCGTGACTCCTAATCTCCCCGATTTCTTCATGGTAGCATATCTCCCTAGTCTTCTAAACTAGCTAAGAGTAACTGGATGATGTGGGTTCGACTCCCACTGCTACTTCCAAAACGCTGGCTCCCTATGTTAGTCATTAACAAACTAATATAAATACATGGTATAATGGATACCATATGAAACATACAGAAGAAACTAAAAAGTCATTATCAGACAATAGAAAAAAGTATCTTAAAAATAATCCAGATAAGCATCCTTGGAAAATGTCAAAGAAGTTTATATCTGCTCCATGCGAGGAACTTAAAAGAGTATTGAGAGAACATAACATATCGTTTGTAGAAGAATTCCAGCCTCTATACCCCGATAGATTTTTCTCTCTTGATATATCATTTCCAGAAGATAAGATTGGAATAGAAGTAAATGGTAATCAACATTATAACAAGGATATGTCTCTTAAAGATTATTATCTAACCAGACATAATATGCTTATGAAAAGTGGTTGGGAAATAATAGAATGTCACTATTCCTTAGTTTACAAAGACGAATATATTAACACTCTAATAACAAACATAAAAAACAAGATAAAAAACTATGACTACACAAAATTCGTCAAGATAAAAATAAAACAACCAAATAAAACATGTCAAAATTGTGGAAATATACTATATAAAAACAATAAAAGTGGTAGGTGTTTAAAATGCGCTGGTAAAATGCGGGCTAAGTTTATAATAAAAAGAGAAAAACTGGAAGAATTGCTCATCAATAACACATATACAAAAATAGGAGAAATGTTTGGTGTAAGCGGAGCTACTGTTTGTAAAACATGTAAAAAATTCAATTTGATAGGTAACACTATTGGAAAATGGCAAAAGGAAAAAAGTATACTTCATAATATACCAGAAGAACAATTCCGCGAATTGCTATCCACAAAATCCTATTCATATATAATAGATAAGTATAAATGTGCTAGGAATACAATAGATTCTGTGGCGCAAAATTACAATATAATAGTTAAGAAGTATGAAGGTTCGCCCGACTTAACAGAAGATGAAATGTCACATATAAAGGATTTACATAATCTTGGTTACTCAAATAGAAAAATATGTAAAATCATTAAACGCTCTCGCAAATGTATAGACAGATATATAAAAACATTATGATGTTCTCGTAGCTCAGTTGGAAGAGCTTTGGATTTCGGTGATTAACAAGTCACTGCCATAATCCAATGGTCGTAGGTTCAAATCCTACCGGGAACGCCAATCTTCATTGGGAAGTAGCACAGCGGTAGTGCAAGTGACTGTAATGGGCAAAGGAATCAGTAAGTTCAACTCTTACGCTCATCACCATAATCACTAGGTCAGGGGTTCGAATCCCTTCTTTCCAGCCAAACGGTATTGAAAGCTAATTCCTAACCAGTTGCGGTGAGTAAGTACCCTGCGTGAACAGGAGTCTCTAGTAGCATCGGGTGGTTCCTTTGCGAACAAGAGTCCCAAGTAGCCTAAATCTTTGCGTGTCTTTTATGTTTCCACCGACCCAAAAAAGAAACATTTTATGCAGATGTAACTCAATGGTAGAGTGTCAGCCTTCCCGGTGAAACGTCCCTAAAGGATATATCATCGACCAAAGCTGATCACAAGGGTTCGATTCCCTTCATCTGCTCCATATGCGGGTTTAGTACACCAG